TGGTAATTTTACTTTCTCGCACTTTCTATTCAACGATATATTAAGTCCAAAATCGTTCATTGTACTTTTTGGAATTTTTCTATTTTATAATGAAAAAAAGAAAAACTTTTAACGTAATTCAGGCGGAAGTTGATTCCCCTCTGTAATTTATCTGAGTTTATGTACAAGCCCGCCGAAGTGGGCTATTCATTTTAAAAAAACCACTCCCATTACGGAGTGTTTTTTTTGTGATTTGGATATACTAAACGATTAACTTGAAACGTCATTTTTGAACATCAGTTTCATAGATCCATCCAGCAATCCCCTCAAGCTTATACTTACGATAACTAGTACCTGTACCAACATTCACTGGTGCAATATCTATTGTATCGACTTTTTTTACACTTTTTGATTTCTGATCAGATGTCAATAGTGTTCCTTCTACTGTTCTCTGTGCTGCTGCTTTGAATTTGACAATTTCACCATTAGAAATATAGGTAGTTGTTGGAGACCACTTCTCCAAATCACGTTCTAAGGTCCAGTGATTAATAATTGTAGGTGTTTGAACTTGTTTTACAAACACTAAATTATGCTCACCATTTCGGCCGGTGTCGTCATACTTAACGCCCGTTACTTTTCCAGCAAGTTTCTTGTCGTTATCACTAATTAAGTCACCATTAAAGTAATGAGTAGCATTGTTTTTGATATAAACAACGTCATCCACTTTGTACTTAAATGGAGGATTAGCGCCTTTTAATCGGTAAAAGTATACTGGCAATCCACTATAATCTCCCATCCAATTTGTAGCTGGTGTCGTTACGATTCCATTTTTTCCGCCTCCTAAGGTACAATGAATAATATTTGTACTATCAACAAAAACCCCAGTGTGTCCATCCGAACCGCCAGAGTTTCCCTTGTACCCTGCAACAAAAATGTCCCCCCGTTTCACTTCAGAACGAGTAATCGAAGTAAGCAATTTACCTTCTAACGCAAATAGTGAGTCTGTATTTCCAATCCCTGTACCCGAAGGTAAGAAACCTCCCGCAATCAATGAAAAATACACAGCCGAACTACAGTCATAACTATTTGGTCCTAAACGTGAATTCATTGAATAAGTTACTTTACCTTCTCGATCCTTAAACCATTTGATCATATTTTCAATACTAGCCATTTTTAATTTCCCCTCTCTTTTAACCATGCGTCCATGGTGAACGTACGTCCTTAAGTAAAGGATAAACCATGTTAGGTATTGAAAGAGGTCAAACCGATAACCAGCCTAATCTTTTTGCGATTTCATTAATAAATTCTGCATCTCTTCTCTTTATAGTAGATTCGCTTAGGAAAGTTTCCGCAGCTACAATCGCTATACATTTCTTAGAATGGCCGTTGTAATACTTCACATAAAATATATCTCTAACATCAAGTGTTGAATCTTCTAGAACACCATTGACCACTCTTAAAAATGATTTGTAAAACAAAATTTGATTCATTGTCCAACTTGGATTTTCTTCACCTAATGGGTACTCCATATAAGGATTTCTATCAGTTGCAATAATATCCGAGAACTCTCTAAACGTTTTTTCGATTTTTTTATATTGCCATAATATACTGCGAATGTGTGCCCTAGTTTCATTAGTCATGCTAACAACTCCTATCAATGGTTTACAATTATTTACGAAATTGTTTTAAGGTAATTTGTTGTTGTTCAATGCTTTCTGTAGTGCAGAAACCATGCTCGAAACAGGACTAATAACACCGTCTGGCATAGTACCCAATCGTTTTTGGAATGATTTGATAGTCGCTTGGCCCATTAGACCATCTTGTGTTACACCCAAATACTTTTGCAATGCCACAACAACATTTGATCCAATCAAAGAACTATCGAATTGAGCAGCATAAACGTTCTGATTAAATTTTTGCTTGTATTGGTGGCTTATAATGCCATCTTTGCCAGCAGTATCAAAGTATTCTTGCAAGCGTCTCGCCGTAGCATTGCCGAATTGCCCATCGATTGCTAATTGAATCATCTGTGGATTGTTTTCGGTAGGTTTAACATCACCGGATGCAACAATTCGATAAAAATGATGCGTTAACCGGGTACTCATGTATGAATCATGACTATCAGTATGGATTCCGTTCCAATAATACGAACAATGAATGAAACTCTTATTGCTTAGGAAAAGACCTGTATGCCCACCTGACCCATTAGACTGACCAGGAGTACCAGCAACGAAGATATCTCCTCGTTTCACTTCCGATCGGCTGATTTTTTTCAGTTTAGTACCTGACATTGCAAATAATGTTTCTGTGTTTCCCATCGATTCGCTAGGTAAGAACCCGCCAGCTATCATGGAAAAGAACACTGCAGAAGAACAGTCATAGCTTTTAGGACCTAAGCGACTTGTCATTGAGTAGGTTACTTTACCTTCACGATCAGTCATCCATTTAATCATTTGTTCAATATCCATTTTGATCATCCTTTCAATTTAAAAGAGTAGCTAACAGCTACTCTTTCTTGTCGGTAAACTCCTGTCCATCACCATAATCTGGTTTTTGTTCATCTTGATACTGGCTGCTAGCGATATTCAAGAACACACCAGCTAAAGTTGCAGCAGCCGTGATCGTTCCAACAATGATTTCTGTTGAGAATCCATATAAACCACCTAGAGTTACGATAAATGCCGTGACACCCGGCACGCCAACGGTTAAAACTTTTTTAGCTAAATCATACTGTTTATTCGTTAATTTCATGATAGTTCCTCCTAATGTTCATCTATTTCTTTTTGTTGCAAAATACCTTCATCACGTACATTCAAATTAGATACCTTAGCACGCAATGTGTCGCCAGTTCCATTTCCGCCTAGATTCTTATAGGCTTCAAATAGATAATCAAAGTTGTTCAACTCGCCAACAGTGATATACCCACGCTTGATATACTCATCCGCTTTATTCCATATTTGATTATGGAGTGAAGCCTTCTCAGCTTTGACGATTTTCTGGCTTCTGACCTCAGCCATCGCCTGATAATCCTCTACATTTTTAAGGCGTTTATCTTGTTCCGTATTTGCCGTTTCTAAGGCGGTGATTGTTTGTTCCCTAAGATTGTTCTCGGCCCTTTTGGCTTTAACTAGTTTAGTGACCCATGTACCAACTCGCCAAAGGGTAGCCAATAATCCACTACCAAATAGCGCTGCCCAGAAACTATTAATTTCTATAAATTCTTTCATTCTGATTTCCCCCAACTGAACATATGCCACCTACTTTCCTGAAATAAAAAGCAACCGACAGTTAAGCCGATTGCTCCTGCTACTACATATCCCATTACTTTGTTTCTTCTTGCTTTTTTGCGTTGGCGACAATTTCTGCGACATCTTCACGAATTGATGAAGGCACGCTCTCAATTGTTCGTTTGCCTTCAATGATGTGAGTCGCATATAACATTTCTAGCGCTGAATAGTTCATCATTTTTCCCTCCTTATCTGCTTAGTAACATATCAGACAAAGTTAACAAAGCTTCCTCTGTCATTTCCTGCCGTTGTTTCAATTCTTCATTTTCTTGTTTCAATAAATCCAACTCAGACGGTTTAATCTCGGTATTTTCATCAACAATTGATTGAATGAATGCATCCATTTTAAGTGGATCATCCCCAAATTCTTCATGGGCTATTACTTCAAATAAAGAACTCAAATCCTCTGACATTCGTCCATTGATTATACACTCTTCTATATATCTTTCTTTAAACTCATCTAACACGCTATCCCTCCTTATGAAGCCGAATAAACGCACGATAAATTCAGCCATGCACCTATTGGAACATCGATCATAGACGTTGTACCATATCGACTGATTGTAATCTGTCCATTTGATTTTATTTTAAGCAAGAACGTATTAATACCTGAGCCGTTCACCCTGAAGTTTATATCTTGCGTGGGATAAGCCCACTCTGGAACAAACCCCATAACTGTTTCATCAGCTAAATTTAAAGCAACCTTATTCTTGAACGCTCCACTGAGTGTAATAACTCTACCGACTGTTCTTTTAGCTGTGGGAATCCAAGCATTTGAATACGTTTCAAATTCTACTGTAGGACTTAGTAACGTTGGATTTATTGTTAGCAAATCCAAGTAACTTAGGTAAACATTCCCATAAGTTGATGCATATAATTCACTAGCCATGGTAATTCCATCTGGACCATATGATGCATTATTTGATAAAGAAGTATTTGACCTTGTGCCTGCCCTCGCAGTATATATTCCGGCGTTGCTTACGCTCCATGCCCATGCAGGTTCATTTTTAGCAATGTCATTCCATGCCGAAGATGCGAGAATAGTCGGATTAATTATCAACCGGCCATTCAAATTAATCGCCTTCAGCTTCCATTCGGATTCGTAGCTTCCTTCAAGGGTCGTTGTATAATCCATCTCATTACCATCAATTGTAGTTGTTCCCGAATTGATAAATTTAGAACCACTAATAGTTACACCAGATATATTTCCAGCTGTAATATTCCCCAAATTAGCAGTGATTGCAGACAATGTAGTAGCTACTATATTATCTGCTGTAAATATATATAGATTAAACTTGCTGCCATTCCATTGATAGGTAGCCCCGATAATATATCCACTTGCTCCTGTATTTTGCCAAAGCATACCAACATAGGGATTAGTTGGTACTGTCGATTGACTGATTATTCCAGTCGGATCGCCCTTTTCACCTTGTTTTGCTACAGTGTATGAAGTGTTTGTTGTATTATCTGTGAAAGTTAATACTGTCCTTGTCCATAAGAAGCTTCCCGCAGCTACTGTGGGAATTGATGTGGTCCACCCACTACTAGGCGCTGTTGTACCACTAGTAGAACTAGCAAAATTGATAGTTGTACTTTTAATCCCATTACCTGTTGCTCCTGTTGCTCCTGTCGATCCAGTAGAACCTGTTTCCCCCTTTGCTCCCATCTTCCCCACAGAATATGCAGTTGAATTTGTATTGTCAGAGTAAGTAAGAACAATTTTTGTCCAAAGGTACTGGTTCTCAGAAACACTAGGTATTGAAGTACTCCATGTTCCTGTAGGCGGTGTTGTACCAGAAGTACCAGCTTGATAGGTAGTAGCGCTAGACACGATTCCTTTTCCATCAGTTCCGTTTGATCCGGCTGGCCCTGTGGCTCCTTGCTTGTTCTTCACGACAATCATTATCTTTTGAATTGTCACAGCTTTGTACACCGCTTGGTATGTTGCCGTTCCAACATCGGCTGACAAAGCAGTAACTGTATAACGACCTGCTGAATTGATCGTGCTAGTCATACCAGTTTCAGAAACCTTCGAATACGTCACACCAGATGAAACTTTAGTTTGTCCCTCGTAGATAATAAAATCTCCAAGAGCTTTCGTGAAGTCAGTTACTGTGCCAGATGCATTAGCAGGTACTATAATGGAATCATTTGAAAGATACCCACTGATTACTTCTTTTGCATCTTGTCCGTTCGCACCGTCTTCTCCATCCTTACCATCTTGACCTGACTCGCCTAAAATTCTTTGCCATGTGTATTTGCTAGGGTCTTCACTGTCCGTAGGTTCATAATCGGTGTATGTTCCGGCATACGTAGGGTAGGCGTTGGCAAAGTCATCTGCTGGGCTAGGCGTGTAAATCGTCTGTTTATCACTTTTTTCGGCTTTCTCACTAGCCCAGCTTAGGGTCCTTGTAACTGCGTTGCTATTTTCATAACGCCCAACTGTGAACCTCAACGATGTAGTATCACTAGGTATAGTAACCGTTACGCTACACCACCCGGAAGTTCCCGGATCTAATCGGTTACTTGTTTTATCTTCGTAGCTACCATTAGATGCCCCAGGTCGGTTAAGTCTTACATAAATATAAGCCCTTACGTCTGCTGGCGCTGTTATATAAGCTGAATAGGTTATTGTATCTCCTTGCTTTACCAAACGATCAGCGCCTACAGCCATCAAAGCATTAGTAGCACCAGTTTTGTCTGGCCAGCCTGAATTTGTTGTAAAGGTCTGTGTATCCGAGGTAGTACCAATTAAAATATTCTCAATTGGATAGGAGCTAGTAAATCTATCCTTGCCATCAGCACTCCAAGCATAAGCCCAATGTGTATAAGGTGTTTTTCCATCGGCACCCGGTGTCCCAGGGATTCCTTGATTCCCTTGATCTCCTTTGTCACCTGTAGCACCATCTTTCACCTTAACAATACTCACTGTATCACTCAGATTGTCCAAAGTTGCGGTAATGGCGATCAGTGTCCAATCTTTATTGGTCCACTGTGCACTTGTTAAAGTTCTGGTGTTACCAGTTCCGCCGAGAGTGATTGCGGTTTGAGCAGTGTTACCAATATAAGGAATAGCAGTGAACGTTGCAGTTCCTGTGACGTTTTGAAGCTTTGCCGATATGTTTATCGTCTGTGTCGTCTTAGGCGTGTCATCGGCATTAAAAGCCATGTTTTCAGCTGAAGCAGTTAGATAAAGCAGTTTGGCATCCGCTCCGTTCGCTCCCATCTTTCCTACAGAATAAGCTTCAGTCTTCGATTCATCTGTATAAACCAGTGTCGTTTTAGTCCAAAGATACTGATTTGCTGATACGATCGGAATCGTTTCTTGCCACCCACTTGTAGGCGGCGTGTTTCCGCTTGTTCCTACCGCATAGCTGATCGATTTATCTTTGATGCCTAATCCAGATTCGCCTTCAGCCCCCATCAGAGTTGGAGTTTGTGTTTCGGATGTTGTGTTATCGGTATACGTTGTGACAACCCTTGTCCAAAGATACTGACCAGCTGGTACATTAGGTCTAGTTGCTGACCATGTAGTTGGTGGGATAGTTCCACTCGTTGATTGTGCATACGTTGCAACCGGTGTGCCAAGTATCCCTCGACCATCGTCACCGTTTGCAACTTTGACTAAACTAATTTCATCTTTTACGACAGGCATTTTCCCACCTCCTAATATGTGATAACCTTATCTGATCCTTTGCCAAATCGAATTAAGTTAAATTTGCGCTGCTTTGGATTTAGTACAATTACATCCCACAAATCTTCTTCCAAAACTCCAAGTGGTCTATCTGCTTGGTCTTTCTTAGGGCGACTAACAGAGCAGCCGATAGAATAATTCACGATCCCATTGTCACCTTTCGTTATACGATCGGTATGCGTATGGCCATGCGCTAAAAAAGCAAGCGTTCCTTTGCGACCTTGAAAGTCACAAGAAATACTTGCTTTAAAATCTGTATTTGCACTATAGCTTCGGCTAAACGTCCCACCGGTGACAAAAACATTAATAATCCCCTCAACCATTTCGTAGTTGTAAGGGTAATAATTCAACGATGTAGAATATCTTTTTCCAAACGGATAGTGCTGATAGATGGATACCGTCATGTCGTCAGGTGTATTCTTCAAGGTTTGGTAAAACCAACTGATCTGTTCTTGTCGATAACCAGCAACGTTTATACCGACATATTTTAAGTAGCCATCCGTATCTAAACCATCTGGTATATCCTGTGGGTTTAATATGATTACTCTATGCTTTTTGTCCGGAACATCGTAGTAGTAATAGCCCATTTTATCAATTGGATTTTCGACAATATTAAATATCGTACTTGGTCTTGTGGCTATTTCGTACATCTCTGTATTGGATAGCATTTGGCGTCCTTTTCCATGCAAATATTCAAGAGGCTCTTTGGGTTCGTAGTTTTTCACGACTTTAGTGATTGAATTCGTTCGACTATCTCCCCACGAATTGTTGCAGTGGTTTCCCCAAGTAACGAAGTACGGTGCATTTGATAAACCTAATGTACCTACAGCTTCGCGGAAGTTTGCCATAGCGATATTCTTATTCGCTGTTGATCCATCGTGAGTATCGCCGTTTAGTACCACATAATCGACATCTACAAAATTTGTTAGTTCAGCAACATTCTTGATATGACTATTGCTGCGACCATAATTTTCTAAATCATCACGTCCAATAGAATCCGTTGCATAATGAGTATCAGAGATATGAATACTAGTGATAGTATCTTTCGTTTGCAAACGAAGTACTTTTCTAGCTGCATCTCTTAGACCGTTCAGAAAATAAATAGCCTGAACAAAATGGTTATCAAATACAGTGAGCGTGCATTTTATGCTTGAAACTTCTGTGAATTCAGTCCCTGATACTTGCACAGTTGGGCCCGCATTTTTATATAATGTTTCCCATGCTGTGTCGTGATTGCCATCTTTATCTACCTTAAACCACAGGATATCCTCGGCTGAAACACTAGAAGTGATATCGACACCGTCTTTATATATCGTTGCAGTGATATTCGTTGTTTTTTCTTCACCATCAACAAAGCTAACACCATTGTCAGAGGATAACTTAACTAAGTACATACTATCTGGTTTATTCATTTGTTGCTGCCTAGCTAACAAATCACTGCTGATCAAGCTTTCTAGAAGTTGATAATTTCCGACAACAGCATTATTCTCAGATGGATTACTTCGATGAATTTCTTTTGAAAGAACTCTGGCTTTTAGACGTAGCGCCGGGTTGTAATCCTCGTCTACAAATGTTAACCAGTCACCTATCTCAAAATCACCGTCATTGAACAGCATATCGACTTCAGCTGCGAACGTTGGTTGGCACCGTTCTTCTAAAATAGAGACAGCTTCGTTGTAGTTATCTATTTGAGCAGTGCTAGAACTTGCAAACTTGCCGGTGATAAACCCACTAAACCGTTCATTAAAAGTATTTCCACGACCGTAGAGAGCATTTGATTCACGATCATAGACAATGGATTGACCAACCATAGTAAAGAAACGACCATCACCGATCGATATATCATCAAATCCATGGTTCGTATCCTCCAAGGCGGTGATCACGTTGTCAATATCTACAGATTTTTGCAGTGATATAACATCAACGCCAGAATATAAAACTTTGTCCGATTTATCAGCCCCTATTTTATAATAGATGTTTACGAGTTTACGTTTTACTTTTGTATTTTGAAAATCTACTGTGAATTTCATTTCACATCCGAAAGCTTCGCAGACCCTTTGCAGCCTTGCTAGTGGTGTTTCATCACTACTAGTATCAACTAATCGCTTAATATCTCTGCTAATTTCGTTCACACCGATTTCCCATCCAGTATCGTATAACTCTCTCTCAACATAGTATTCGATGTATTGCTCATTGTTACTATCAAAAACAGTCGCTGATCCATTTCTTAGTTCGGTACCAATATCTACACAAGATAGAGGTCGAGTAGTTTCATCCTCTGTTTCAAGTGCTCTGACGAACAAGCAAATATCTTCCCCTTGATCATTTTGAAAAACAACATTGACACCTTCTTTTATCAAAGAAGTTTCAAAGGGTACATTGGGATCATAGTCATTTATCCTTGGTCCAGTTTGCTTGAGTATATCCATAGTCAACGTGTTCAATAGCGTACCGTTAGTCAGTTCTACAGTATGGATGTCATCTGCAACCACAATGCCGTCTGAAGCTTCAGTATCTATCAAAGTCAAAGGGGTAAATTGTTTATCTAAAAAGTGATAAATCATAAGTAACGCTCCCTTATTTCAAGATTCCCAGTAAATGTGCCATCTGAAACTGCAACTATTTCTGTATTTCCTTTTGGTGCAGTCAACACCTGACTGCTTCCGATCACACGGTAACTATCATCTCGAATACCATTGATATACACTCGGTTAGTTTCACCTTCAACGAAAAGGTTGTCTCCACTGTAGAAAGTTTTAGGTATTAGTGATTCTGTTTCAGTATTATATTGTGTAATCCTTGTATGAGTAAGCTTAATACTCATCTCTCGATCGCTTTTCCATTTAGCTGCAAACATATTTATCAAACTAACCGGCAGCATTGCCACGGCATTGTTATACCAGTTTTTTGTTGGAGAACTCCAAGATTCTTTCCATGTAGTTGTATTCAACCTAACAAGACGAAATGTAAATTGATTAGCAACCTTTTTCATAATTATCGCTCCAAAGAACCCGCCGCTTGTCGTTAAGACACTAGCAGGTAGATACCCTTGAAAAGCACGATAATCCCCTACAAAAAATGAATAACTAACTCTATCCTGTTTACTTTCGGTATCTTTCATCTCAAAACCTATCACAAAATTGTTATCCGCATCAGAATAATTAATTTCAAGCAGGCCTTGACATGTTGGACGCTGCGCCGATGTTCCAGTTGGTTTAAACTCAAACCGATGGTACACTTCAAAATCGGTCATCGACTCGGTAAGTAACCTCGTTAATGTTGGCCCATGCCAGTATCCCGGTTTAGTTTCATCAATTGATCCATAACTTGATGGAGTGACATCTTCAGAATTCCATTGCCAAGCGCCAAGAATTTTTGACGTGTTATCTCCGTTGTCATAGTTATGTCGAATACGACCTACATTTGAAGACCACAAGCTTCTAGAAGGCGAACCCATATTATCATTCATAATCTTATCAGAAGCCACAGCATTGTCTTCATCCTCGGAAAATGATGTTCCTAACTGTACGATTCTATCGGACGAAACAAAACCGATAGAATTTGCATCACTTGTAAAAGTAACATTGATATCTATCGGCGTTTTATATGTTCCTGTATTGTTTACTTCTGCTAGCACACCTTCACTTGTTGAAATTATCTGAAATGGTTTTGGTACCATAGCATGCGCTAATCCATCTTCACATAAAAACTTCAACTCTCCGAAAGCCTCTCCTTTGCTATCAAGTGATCGTTTCCAGCTTGATTCTCCTGTTAATTCAACTAACCAGTATCTATCCGGTTCATCTGAGAACCAAAGTCGCTGCCGTTCTTCAGCGAATAACACATTTGCTAAATCATCCTTTGTCTGTCTAAAGTTTCCGCTCAAGGCGTACAATGGCAAAGTGATTATTCTATGTGCAAATCTTTTATTGGTTGCACGAGATCCATTTGCTCGTGCCATCGGAACCAGATCATGTTGCACTTCAGGAAAGAGACCACGATCTGGCTCATCGGTTAAATCAAAGTAATCTGACAAACTGACATCATTTAATTTAATCTCTAAATCGCTAATCATATCGTTCTCCTTCCTGCTTTGATATCATTTAGTTTTTGTTGATTTGTTTGTCTAGTTTCAATTGATTTCATTACGTTTCGTCCATCAAGAATTAGCTGCATATTTCTCAAATCTTCACCGAAGTTTGACATGATATCTATCAGCATCTCAAATTGCTTCGAGTAATCCTGTGTACGGAAATTAATTGAACTTGATTCGGTTGAAGGAGTTAGGTTCCTTAGATTTCTAACTAGAGAAGAATCTTCCGGAATACCCACGCCGTCAGCATACTTCGGAATGCCCAAGCGCCGCATGATTGATTTGGTGCGGCTTGCTTTATAAACTTTGGTTCCCCTCTTAGCATTAGGGATAAGAACATTACGTCCGACTGGAATGTACGGCTCTTTTCCTGGTTCATGTACAATTTCCTTATACAAAGGCCCAGGCTGATCATTTACGATCATATCTCCACCTTTATGGAAATTGGTTCCCTCAGCCATAAAAGCTCCAGCAGCACCGCCAATAGCAGCTCCAGCGGTAGCAACCTTAAGTGTCTTAGTTATAACAGATGGCAAATTTATGAATCTTTGTACAGCTTCTCTTGCATTAAAAGCATTTGAACTGGCATTATCATCCGCATTCAGATATTTCCTAGCTGGATTGTTTCTTGCGAAAATATCTAGTGCTGTTCCACCTGTCCTAGCAGCAAGTTGCGCAGAAGATGAATCACCATTCAAAATCTTCTTAGCTGGATTATTCCCGTTGTAAGTATTTAGTCCAGATTCTCCTTGAAGTAATTTCTGAATAATATCACTATTATCCCCGAATAGTTTCTTCAAAGTAGGCAGTACATTTTTATTGTAGTCCTCAACAGAAATTGTTCCATCTTGGACTTTTGCCAGAATGTCCTCGTTATTCCCTAGCATGTGTTTGACGGGATCAGGCAACTCTTTCCAAGCGTTTAAGGATTCTTCAGAAGCAAAAACCTTCGTCATCAAATCTTCGTTATTAAGCAAAATATTCTTTTGAGAGTCAGGAAGTTCCTGCCATCCTTTCCAAGACGTTTCAGAATTAAGAATCTTGAACAACAAGTCATCGTTTTCACCAAAAAATTTCTTTTCGGAATCCGGTAGTTCTTTGAATCGTCCGTACATCTCATCAGATGAATAAATTTTGGTTAACAAATCGTAGTTATCAGCATAAAGTTCTTTGGTAGTATCGGGAATTTCATCCCAGTTTTTCATTTTTTCCTCAGAGTCTTTAATCGTATTTAAGAAGTTGTAGTTCTTAGCATCTAAATCTTTGATCTCTGGCTGATATTCATCCCACAAACCAAGTTTCAACATCGTTTCAGCCATTACCTCAGGAGTGTTTGAATAAAGAAAAGCAGTCTTTGCTTCTAATGACAACTCATCCCATTTACCGGATTCGTCAAGTGCTTTGTACATCGTGATAGAAAATTCATCTTGCAACACAGCCTCTTTATCACTCCAAGCCATTCCATCCCAATACCCATTGGCAATAGCAGCTTCTCCAATGACTTTTTTAGCGTTGGAATCTAAGTTTGCATCATGAACTAAGACTTTCATATCATTCCATGTTTGGATATCTTTAGTAGCTTCTGTAACTATTTCAGTCGCATTAGTTTTAACGTTTCCATCTTTATCCAGGAGTTCTAAATCATTCCAAGTTTTACCAGCTTTTGTGGTTTGATCTGCAGTCCATGCTAAGGATTTCGCGTTTTTCTTAGCGTTCTCCGATAATTTTGCAGATAGATTTGCTGAGTTTTCTAATATCTTTTGATTCTCAGCAATGAACGCTTCTGTAGTGCCAGCGGCTTGATCAATCATCTGACCGTTGGCCAATGATATCTTTTCTGCTAGTTCAGGGTATTTTTGTACTAGTAACGCCATTTGGGCATCCAATGCATCGGTTGATGTTTCGCGCGCATCTTCGTAAAGACCGACCAGCATGTCAATTTCTTCTTTATTCAATTGACCAGTTTTCTCTAATTTACTCCTATAGTCATTAATATCTTCAGTGTAGCTGGCTTTGGTTTGTTGCCTTTGTTGTGCCAATGATTTTATCCATGCTTCAGCTTGTTCCGCAGTTGCTGTTTCAACATCACCTGTCAAGGCATACATTACTTCTCTACGAGCATCCGCATCAGTGATTGCTATGTTAAGATACTCTTTTGCACTTTGGGTCATAAGATCTTGAACCATTTTAGCGCCTTGGATTGTAATCTCCCCATCTTTATCAACATACTGCTGTTTGATTCGTAGAACTTCCTCATTATTGGCTTTAACAAGTTCCATTACTTTCTGGGTTTCATCAGCTTTTTCATCAAGAATCTGACCAGCTTTTTCCTGAAGTTCAGTAGGTAATAAATCAACTGCTGTTTTGTACGCTTCTAGTTTGTTCGTAAGATCATTCTCGATAGTTGATCCTATTAATTGGAAGTTACTCACCATTGATGCGGTATCAGTATCAAAACCTTGCGCCATAAGATTAAATGTTCCTGATGCTTTATTTGTGTGATCCTGTACAGCTGATAGCGTAGTATCTGTAGCTTGCGTCACATCTTCTCCCCAACGTTGGACACGTTGACTAGAATTCCAAGCTTCTTCACCGAATAATTTCCATGCACCATACCCGACTGCAAGCGCACCACCAACACCAACGATACCAAGAATAAGCGGACCTAATGGACCGAGCGCAGCCGACATGGCTCCTATGCCTCCAGATCCTGCCGCCCCACTGGCTGCAGCGCCAAATTGTGTCATGGTGCCTGACCCACCTGCTAAAGTTTTTAGAAAGTCATTGGCGGAAATATCTCCATCAATAAATGATTTTTTAACCTCATCGATAGCTTTTTTCTTGGCCATGTTTGCACTTAGATCAATAAAGGATTTTCCTAACCCTCCAATTGTGCCGCTTAATTTTCCGGTAATTGATAACAAAGGGCCAGCGGCCGCAGTAGCAGCTATCAATTTTACGATCATCTGTTGGGTTTTAGGATCTGCTTTGCTAAACGCCTCAGCTAGATTACCGATTTGTTTGATTAGAGGCTTGCTAGATTCTAAGCCATCTCTTAATGCATCAACAAACGGACCGCCCAAATCAATCGCAGCGTTAACTGCTTCGTTTCTCAGCATCTTAAGTTTGGATTCTGTTGTCTCGTAACGCTTACCAGCTTCTTCAGCAAGAGCGGTGTTTTCTCCGAACGCTTCGTTCCCCATTTCTACAGCACCGGCGAAAACTCCACTAGCATTGGCTGCACGAAGCAAACTGTCTCTCAGTCGAACTTCTGTAATTCCCATGCTATCTAAAACACTAATTGCAGACGATCCCTGTTCTTCGGCTTTTCCAAGACCTTCGACAAACTTCATGATTGCTTCAGAAGGATTAGATTTGAACATATCTGAGAATTTATCACTCGTCATCCCAGCAACATCGGCAAACTGTTCTAAGCTTGTTTTTGAATTATCAGCTTCTTTGTACATCTTTTTGAGTTCAGCAGATGTAAAGCCCATTTCCTTGGATACGCCAGTTAATTCTTTTCCACCATTTCGAACGGCCGAAACAAGGCGCTCCCACGATACACCCTGATCGTCCGCATGAGATTTCAGTTCTTCAAAAGCGCCTGTTCCCTTCTCAACAGCTAACTGCATGTTGATCATGACCTTAGAAAATGCTGATCCACCCGCTTCTGCTTCTACACCAACAGAACTTAAAGCAGCCGCAAAACCTAAGATATCCCCTTCGGACATGCCAATTTGAGCGCCGGCACCTGCTAACCGTAATGCCATCGCCGATATTTCAGATTCTGTTGTTGCAAAGTTATTACCTAAGTCAACCAATGCAGAACCTAAGTTGCTAAATTTATCTTGCGACATTTGAGTAATATTAGCAAAACGAGCCAACTCAGTAGCAGCTGTTTCAGCGCTCATGTTTGTTGACTCGCCTAGATCGATCATTACTTTAGTAAATGCAGAAACATTGTCTGTTTGAATCCCCAACTGCCCTGCAGCTTCGGCAACAGCAGCTATTTCACTATGGGTTGACGGTAGTTCATTTGCAAGATTTCTTAAACTCGCTTCAAGATCATCGTATGAATAAACAACATTACCATTGCTATCCACCACTTCGTCTGATGTTTTCTTTACACCAGCAAATGCTGATTCCCAACTAATAGCAGCGGCAGTCACAGCAGTCACACCAGCCGCAATAGGTACAGTTAAGCCTTTTGTCAAACTAGACCCTATGTCCCCTAGTCTTTTGCCGTTGTTTATTAAAATATCGCTTGCTTTATTGATTGAACCAGTTAAACCTTCATTTCTGATTTGATAGTCAGCAATCGCTCCTGCGGTATTTTGTAACTGTAGCTTATAGTTTGCCAGTTTACCGTTAGCATCTTGTAATTGATTAGCTAGCCGCTTAGTGGAGTCTGTAGCTTTACCATCAACAAATGAACCATCATAAGCTTTCTTGAGGGCGGTCACTTGATTTTCTTGTGCTTTGATAATCTGTGTTAAACCATCGTATCGAGTGCCTAATTTGCCAAGTTTGTTCCCTGCCAAGTCAGCAACTTTCATATTTGCTTGCATTTCTTTTGCTAGGTATTGTACTTGCTTTTTAGAATTAGCAACGCCTTTCCCAAAATCAGCATCATCCAAACCTAGCTTTATGACCATATTTCCTAATGGAGTTGCACCAGCCAAATCATCCGCCCCCTTTCACTAAATCAGCCAACGGCTTAATTTCTTTGCGTTTCTTGTTTTTCTTTACTTTTGGCGTTTGTTTAAACATAATTTCATAAAGGTACAGCGTATCTGTATTTAGAACGTCATTGATTGTCCAACTGGGATAAATCTTCAATATAGATCTCACAACATCTAGCTGTAACTCATGATGATCGGACGAACTTATTTTCCGTCCTTTTTTCCTTTTGGGTCTTTCTTGTCTGTTGGATCTGGTTCATCCACGTCTTTCTCGTAACCTAAGACACGGTACATAATGATTTCCATGATCAAGTCTCTGTCCCATGCATCGATACCATCTAAAAGGACAGTTCCTGTTAAATCTTTATCATCAAACAAGCCTGCTACAAACTCAGCACGGAATTCAGTAAGCGCTCTGGATGAAGGAGCAATCTCATTGCCATCGTCATCTTTCTTAAAAAGTTTTGCTTCGCCATCCGTGTAATCCAAAGCTTTTGAATACGGCACGTGACTTTGAGTGAAGGTCTTTCTTGTTCCATTGATCATTAGATCTAATCTGATTTCTTTTCCAATTTCTGACATGTATAATTCCTCCTATTAATCAAAAATAAAAAGGCTAGTCCGAAGACTAACCTTTGTCATATTACTGTCCGCCACCACTTGGAGGTGTAACAGCACCACCAAGAACGGCAGTTTTTAGTTGAGCGACTGCGGCCGTCCCAAATGCACGTAAGACTTTAACAGTTTTATCATTTTCACCAATAGTAATTTTTCGAGAGATTGCGTTGTAAACATACTCGCCCGCTTCAGGTGTAAAATCTTCATCGTTTTTCGTAGCCAATGAAAATCCATCACGATTAAACGAACCTGCTACCATAGCAAAAGCAACTGGTTCACCATATAAATCTTCTGCTTCAGCGACTGCAGCCATATAAGGAGGATCCGTTTCATCACCGAAACCGTCAATACCTTCCGCCATTTTGATCAATCCTAAGATTTCTTGTTCAACTTCAACAGGTACATCCAGTAAACCAAAGTTTGCAGCTACTGATCCGGTACCTTTTTTGGACAAGTAATACTCAACGTTACCGGCAAATACTTTCACCGCTTCTTTGGATAACCCTGTTAAGTCGAAGGCAGTTGGTCCACCTTCTTTTTGTTTACCTTCTAAAATGTGAATTTCCGCTGTTGTATCTGGCTCTAAAGCTGTAGTAAGTTTTCGAACCGATAATTTATCAAAGCCATAAGTTTCCATTTATAAATTCCTCCTAATAAAATAGACACCGATTAATATTCAGTGTCATGAATTTGTGTGTTTTTTCGATAACGCCTAGCATCCACAAAGCGTTTTGTTTCTGAGAAATATTCGTCAAGCCCACCACTTAACTGAGCATAACCAAGTTTCCACATCGCAGCTTTCACTGCTTTAGCAATTTCTTTCGTCAAAATTCTTGATTGAGTTTCAACGTTTATTTGATAACTGAACGTTTGCGACATCTCTTTGTTGGCAGCATAGTAAGCACTAGTTGGCGGTCCAAGTGGTGTATCGATTATAATAAAAGGTTTGGTCGAATCGAAGCTTTCAGGTACTTCATAGAATTTGATGTTCTTTGCAGTAACCTCTTTTGCAATCGTAGGATCAGCAGATAAAACGTTGTAGACTTCCATCATCATATCTTTCATCGTGCTAACTCCTCCAATTCTGACCGCATCTCCTCAAATGCAGATCCTTCTGTTTTATCAACCACACCTTGCAATTTTCCCATCCCTCTAGGGCTAATGTACTTACCAAACCGAGTATAGCCAAACTCACTCAAATGCACTAAGCGCCATCTTGAACCTTGACCCCAACCGACTTCGATTGTTTTAGGCGGTCCTTTTTTCACTCCGGAAACAATTACTGTGTCATGCGTTTCACCAGTATCCATGTAACTGGATACCGCCTCTTGCACATCTTGTTGCAGTTTTTGCCCATAGTTCTTAAGCGACTTATTTACGATTCGGTTGGTTCTTGACGGACCAAGCTTGGCTTCGAGATTCTTTAGAATCTCATCCACGCCTTTAACTGAAACGCTCATGAAGTCACCCCCAAGATGATTTTAAGAAAATCGTTATTCTCAACATCTGGCGCAAAATCTACAATATCCCACACATCATCTTTGTATCGGAAATCATCCAAGACTACTTTATGCGCATTGTTTGGCAAATAATCTGTGAATGGATCCCGAATCTTGATTGTGACAGCTTTCTTTGTTCCTTTTCCGCTAAGAATATCCCTATCCTTAGAAGAAGGATTGTAAACTAAGCAAGTGCAGTAATACAATTTCTTGTTTTCTTGTTCACCCGGTTCAGGTCCATCATTTGGTTTTACTTCAAAAAAAGTAACCGGCGTATTCAAATCTCCGGCTACAATTTTAGGTCTTTCATATTTTGTTTTAATCGGCAACTTGATCACCTACCAAGTCAATTGAAGCGTCCATGATCATCATCTGAAAGTTGTCGTAAAAGTATTCGAGCGCCTCGTTCCTTAAATAACGAGTGCGCTCATAGACTAATTCTTTGCCCTTTTCATACTTCGTAGGATCAAACTCTCCAATAATTGATTTGATATCGGCAAACCCACTTCCCAGTTGTTTGCCAATACTTTCATCTTCGGATGAATGAAAAATACGAAAGCGATCCTTGAATTCATCAATAAACACTTGATCGTTCATTCATCATCCCTCCAATAGATCAATCAAATCTTGCTTCTTAGCGTTGCTTGCATAATCAATTGCACGCTCGTCTAACAACGCTTTTAGTTCTGGAACCGTAAGGCTAGAATAGTCTACAGTCGCCATACGAGCGTTAGGCGTTGTTACTCCCCCGAGCCACCTTGTGTTGGCGTAAAGTCTAAATCATAGACTTGAGCAGCATCGTTGTTCGTTGGGTAGCCATTACCCAACATATCAATTGCGTATAGTGTTGCACGTTTCATCGCAAAAGTTTCTTTGTAAACATACACTTTTTCTGGACGAGATTGCGTTGCCTCATATTCGCCGCCAACAAATGCGATCAATTTATTTTCTGGTACATCAACAGACTCAATAATATGATCAACATTGATGAACGGCATGTTTGAACCGTATACGTTGTTAAGGTTCGCAAAAGTTACTGCAGCAATAATATCGTAGTAGTTAACTGGATTAACAATTAAATATACATTCCCAGATACTTTCCGGTATTCAGTAGTTCCAGCATCGTTTTTATCGATTTTATAAGTGTACTTAGACAACTTCTTCATTACGCCAGCAAGTTCAGTAACAATTGTATCTTTTGCAAATGTTAAAGTTCCAGCGGATGCTTTATCTGGATACTCGCCAGCAGTTACGGCGCCATCAAGGTCTTTCAAAAGACCAACAGGTTCGTCGTTACCAGTACCAGTAATAACTTTTTCAGCCCAAATGTCACGCACTGCTTCAGTCAAAGAAATGTTGATGAAACGATCAATCCAACGAGGACCCAAATCAAGTGTGTCGTTTGAAATCAAGAAGAATGCAGTCAATGCAAGTTGAACGAATTCAGCAGCGCCGAACTTAGCATCCAATTGTCCTTCTAAGTCTTTGTGTAATGGGCCGAACACCGCAACACCTGATCGGCGAGCACGAATCACTTTAACTCGACCCACAGTAGGTGTGAAATTGATGATACCTAAAATTGGGTGATCTTTTTGCAAGTTTTCGAAGACACGTTCCAAAATAGTTTCTGGCCAAACTAAATCAGAATCAAACCCGCCAGTTTTAACTGCTTCGTTATAGAATTTTGTTTCTTCTGCAGTTAAGGTCGGAATGCCGCGTGCTTCTAAGACACGATTGTCAGTAACGTTTTTTAATTCGTTATACTCTTCCCGCACTTGTTTTCCTGCATCTTCTGCAATCGCAGTGACATAAGCTTCTAAAGCATCGTTTACTTGTTCAGGTGTTGCATCTTCTTTTGCAGAAATAGCGTTGAAGACTTTCTTCGCATCTGCAGTTTTGTCTGTAATTTTTAACATAGTTTATTCTCCTTTTCGCAATCGTGCGATTAATGATTTTGGTTTTGGTTCTTGTTCCACTTGATTTGTTACAGGTTGACTTAAACTAGCCATAGCAACTGCAACGGCATCTTGAATCATTGAAGCAATATCCTGCGGTTCATCTTGAGATTCGGCACGTTTAACAGAATTAGCAAATCCAAACTCTACAGCTTCATCTGCCGTGAACCATTTTTCTTCATTCATCCATTCCCGTAATTGGTCAGCAGATTGACCGGTCTTATCAGAATAAATTGCCAGAATTGAATCATCGATAGTTTCTAAAGCGTTCAGTGTTTTTTGGATATCCTGTTTATTACCCCAAGCAAAGGTAGAAGCTTCGTGAATCATCAATGAAGTACCAACGTTCATAATCACTTCGTCAGCACCAGCAGTGATGAAGGTTGCGGCACTTGCTGCTAAACCAGTTACTTCGACAGTAATATTTGATGGGTGATCTTTTAGGTAGTTGTAAATTTCAATCCCTTCAAACACATCGCCGCCAGGACTATTCAGTTTGATCACGATATCATCTGTGACTGTATCCAGCGATTCTCGGATATCTTTCGCATTAATAACATCATCATCACGCCAGTATTTCTTTTGGACATTGCCACTCAAGGTGAGAATGTGCTTACCATTCTGAATCTCATTGGTAAATTGAAACGGTACTTTTTTAACTTTCGGCATTTTCGTTCTCACCCCCTTTCGATGTTTCTTCATAGTTCTTGGTCATGTTAATTTTCTTGCCTTCACCGTTTGGTAATTCATCGTAGTCAAATACGTCACGGACTTCATCCACATAGAACGCTCCTGAAGAAGCGACTTTATCTAATTGCGTTGCTTTCTCTATGATGCTGACTGGCAATACTTTAGAAACTTTGATGCGCTCCCCTTTTTGATATTCTTTTTTTGTAATGATTTTGGCCATCAACTCATCCTGAAGCTTCTTCATCAGCGGAACGATACAAAGTTTACGAAAAGCATCTAGATTAGAATCAAGGTCAGCTTTTTCACCATAAATAAGCGCCGTAGGAACTCCTATGGCGTTGGCTACATCATCGATCAACGATGTTTTCATTTTGTTTAACTCATCCAGTGATTGATTGGAAACCCCTTGTTTATTGGTGTATTCCTCATAATCAATGTTCTTCACCTTTGCCACGATCGCAACTGATTTCGTCTTAAAGGCTTGGTAGATTTTATCGACATATTCTTGAAGTTTTTCTGTTCGAGTCTTGCCGTTTTCATCTTTCTTTTCGTTGGCAGTAGCAGTTGCATTGATGGACACAGATCCACGAATTTGGTTGTTTCGCATTGCAATTTCAATAATTCGCCCAAATAACTCCGAATAGTCCTCGAACAAACCCTTTGTAAAACGATCCAGTTTATCATTGTTGTATTCAATGTAGATAACGTCAGACATATTGAAGCTTTTTTGAAACACATAGTTCTTTACTGTTACGCCAGTGAACACATCATCATAAACGGCATATTCCGTACGAGAAAAATCATCAGCGATCAGCAATTGGTTATCTTCAGTAAAAATGACCAGCACTTCGTTGTCGTCCATAAGTCGGTAGAAAAACTTTTCCCAGAACGTTGCAGCCGACATATCATTGTTGGGTCTAACATTCAAAATGTATTCCCAATCAGCAGTACCATCTTTGTTTTTGAACTTTACTTCCAGTGTGGACATTGTCCTTGCGACAAAATCTAGCACTGTATTCTTTGCCATTATTTTCAGATATGCTCGCGCGGATTCATCATCACCATAGACAAGATCAGGAATCCAGTCTGAGGGGTCTTCATTTCGAATGGATTGCTTAAAAACATCAAATAAACTCACATGTTTTCACCACCTTTCAATTGGATTAGATATATGGATCACCTTCACTTTCCGGCAAATCGCCTACCTGATTTATTTTGGATCTGTTCAGGTGGTTTCTTCTTGTATCCCAAAGGCGTTAAAGTTACTTTTGTGAAATAGACTGTGTTACCAGCCATTACATTATTTTTTTCACGCTCTACATTAAGATATTGAGGTTTATACATAATGATCACTCGCTTTCTAAAATTCAATTTCATCCAACATGTCAAAGGCATCATCGTAGTCGTAGTCAATGATTTCATCTGCTCGCCATAGGCAATATTCAAAAGCCTTAAAACCGTCTGTCTTACGACGAACCTCTTCTTTCTTCTTATAGGATTTATTTCCGTCACCGTTAGTCTTAACTAGTACATTGTTTGTGTACCAGCGCATCAATGGATTATCACCAAAGATAATGTGATTATTTGCGAATGCATCTTCAATCCTTGGCGCTAGTAAATTATCTGCAGCTGTTGGATTTCTGATCACTTCGATTTCAAATCCTTCCTCCAAAAACAATGGTCGTAATAAATCCATCCGAAAATTATCTGCTACTATTTTCGTTATGCCGTATTTTTCACGTTGCTCAACAAACCAGCCGACAACTGTTTTCGGATCGATCGTGGGCCCATCTATGACCGTCAGCAACCCTTTTTCTTCCCATTCTCTTATTGGTGCAAATTTTTCTTTTGTAGTTTCAGAAGCTTTACGGGAATACCCGTAGTAAATGTCCACAAATTGCTTTCTAACGAACGAATGGGTCTTGAATACATAATCATCCCCATCACGAAACAAAAGCCCACAAGCGGCGAAATCACGCAGACTGGCATAGTCTAAACCGCCAATGGCTTGTTTGCCGATTAGGTTTGTTGGGAATGGTCTGTTTGTTGCCAGAATCTCTTCACGACTAGCCACCGATCGTTCTAAGTCTGTGACAGGTAAATTCATACGTTTAGTCATGAACTCTTCTCGGTTGCTTGGATCGTCTTCCAAATCCTCGTATTCTTCCATAACAGTTTCGTAAAGATTGTCCGCATACTCAGATAGCGGATGATGAAACATAGGATTTGCCAACTCCCAATTGTCAGGATCATTGACCTGGTCTTCTGAATCAAGTTTGCAGATGAAAGGAAAAAGAGCATTGAAACGGACTGAACCGTTCAACACTCTTTTCGCTTTTTCTTTCATGTTGTCCAAGAATCCCTCACGAACATAACCGTCAGTCCCCACATAAAACTCCCTCGGGTTCGGGCGTTTACCAAGCCCACTAATATGGACTTTTACATCTTTGTTCGATTCGTATCGATGGATTTCATCAAAAGCTACTGCTCCATCACGCAATCCATCTTTTGTATCGCCATTACTAGTACGGAATTTTATCTTGCTTCCAGTCTTTTTGCTCGTGATCACAGACTTGCCATATTCGAAAGCTTTTTGTAAAGTCTTATTCCGCTTGATTGTATTGTATATCTCTTCGAATGATGTTTTCGCTTGATCCTCACTATTAGCAACGATCGAAACGTTGTAGTCCATGATGCCGTGCATTTCAGTCTGAAGGAAATTCAGCACGACTGATAACAATCCGTTTTTACCACCGCCACGACCAAACATCCAAAGGAACTTTCGGTAGACATTCCGGTCATTCTTTTTGAAATAAAAAAAGATAAATGCGATTAAGAACTTCTGGAATGGCTGCATTGGGAAATACCATTTCTCACCATAAGCAATGCACTTATCAATCATCACATCATCGAAGTAAACATCAACACGACTAAGAACATCTCGTTCTAAATACTCAATTAAATCTGCTCGTTCTTTGTTAAACTTTATTTTCCCCGATTTGAATTGTTCGATATAGTAATCAACGTGTTTTTGATGAATCATGTTAGATCACTCTCATCGTAATCATCTTGATTATCAGTGACTACTTTACCGTTCAAATCATCAAGGTTAAGGTCTTTACCAAGAGCAATAATTGCACGAGAAATCGTAACTTTTTGAGCGATTGCTGGGTTAGTTTTAAGATACGTTTGAGTGCCGTTATAGCCTTCGACAATTGGTCCGTATTGCTTAACAGCTTTATCCATTTTTCGATAAAGCCTAACTAAATCAAGGTATCTCTCAACTTTTTCAAGTTCCATCTGATCGTTTACGTCAATCTGTCTCAGCAACTGTTTCTTTAAATCTGACATCTTCAAAGGCTCTCACCCCCCTAGCAAAAAAATTTTAGTCATAAATTTGGACAGTTGACCCCTCCCACCGGTTCCCTAGATTGGGATTTGACCCCAAAATAATTCGACCGGGGGTATGTTGGTCCCCACTTTCTGTCTCTTATACACAT